CTTCGCTCGCTCGTGCCCCGCCGAGCCGTTGAGGCGTAAAGCCCAAAAGGCTTTGCAATAAAAAAAAAATTTTTCGCTCACTTCGTTCGCTCAGTTGCGGCGTTCGCTTCGCTCACCCCTTAGTTTTTGGTAGGTGCTACGCAGGTCAGGTGAGGACGGGGGTAGGGGAGGCTAGGGGGCAGGGCCTTCCCTCAAAAATTTTTCTGATTTTAAAAAGCAAATGGACCAGAACTAAAATTTTTTCGGCGCCTCCCTACCCGTGCCCCCCAAAAAATTTTTTCATGTTGACAGATTGTCCTTTTTTACTTATTCTGTAATGGAATCAAACGTTTAATCGAACAGGAGATGACCATGAAATACGGATATGCACGCGTTTCTTCCAAAGATCAGGACCTTTCCATCCAGCTGGAAGCCCTAAAAGCCGCATCTTGCGACATGATACGTTCCGAAAAACTGTCCGCCCGTGCTCTCGACAACCGCGAAGAGCTGAAGATCTTGCTTCAGTTTCTTCGTGAAGGCGACACCTTGGTCGTCACAAGGGTTGACAGATTGGCTCGATCAGTGCGTGATCTCTCCAACATCGTCCATGATTTGAACGATCGCGGTATCAGCCTGATCGCCTTGCAACAGCAGATCGACACCGGTAATCCGACAGGCCGTGCGTTCTTATCCATGCTTGGTGTGTTCGCTGAGTTTGAGAATGAAATCAGGCGGGAGCGTCAAGCGGCTGGCATCCAGCGTGCCAAGGAGCAAGGTAAGTACATCGGAAAAGGCCGACCACCTGTTGTTGACCCCACATTGATTAAACAGGCGGTGTCGCGGGGTGAAGGGGCAACGGCTATTGCGAAGCGGTTGGGGATTTCACGGGCGACAGTGTATCGGACGATGGCAATGGAGCTGCATTGACTGAAGGAGAGCGGATGACAAGATGGATTATCGAGATAGCAACACTCATGGCGATCATCTTCGTGGCATATATCGCCCGTTATGTGTAGAACCCGTAAGGACAGGATGGTTTAGATATGTGACCTACAGCCAGATCGACAATTATCACAGAGCTGGCTGGATGATTGTTGCGGATTTTGCGGGGACACATCATGGTCAATATGCCCTGATAATGTGGCGCTGCGATTGCGAGGATGGATATGAACACAGCCATTGAAGTGATGAGTGGGTTAAATGTTTTACCCCTTTATGCCGAGTTGATGAACACGCCTTCATGGCAGGACATCACGATACGGCAGACTTATGAGGGGTCAGCCCATGCGGACACCGAGACGATCTTTATTAGAGGGCCTAAGAGTTTCTACCCAGAAGATTACTTCAACGACCTCGGCAGTTATGACTACCCCCACATAAATCTCTTTCCACAGGCCATGGTGCTGATCGAGCAGTTGCGGGAAATGTTGCCGATCACTGAATTGGGGCGGGTTTTGATAGTAAAATTAAAACCCGGCGGTTATGTAACGCCCCACATCGATGAGGGGCTGTATGCCGATCATTTTGCGCGGTTTCATGTTGTGATCTCAACCAATTCGGAATGTGTGAACACCACGGGCGGGCAGTCCCTTCATTGGGAGGCCGGCAGCGTCTGGTGGTTTAATCACAAGATGACGCATACGGCCACCAATAACGGCTTGACCGATCGTATCCACATGATTGTTGATGCCGTCACACCCTTTACGGACAACTTGTCAAATTAAAATTCATCTGATAGGATGGCATCAGGTTGGGAGTTTTTATGAACACAGAATTAGAGAGTTTCTTAGACGACCTTGCTGGGACGTTGAAGAAAGCGGCAGAGAGTGCGGTGTGGGATGTGCCCATGAACCACCGCACAAAAGATTCGATCTCGGCGTATAGAGCCGCCGTCGGGATGGTATCAGCCTGTGTGAGGGACGTGTTGGATAAACACCGCGCTCCTGCCGCAGTTACATCTGAGGATAAGACAAGTGTATCAACACAAATGGCAGCGCCTGAAAAGGTGGATGAAGAGACTGCTGATCCTGCTCAAGCGCCTATAGGCACTTCAGAAAATGCTGTTTCAGATTTGCTGGCAGGAGATCAGGAGCCTGTAGGGCTTGATATTAGCCAAGAAACCATGTTCCATGATGGGGTCGACAAACCCCGTCGTCGGAGGAGTGGTGACAGAAATGGCTCGCAATAACCCAGACAAACCTCATAGAGATCGAGGAAACGGAGATCGAAATGCCCCTTAAGAAATCATCATCAAATAAAGCTGTTAGCGAAAACATTGGCAAGATGGTCAAAGAAGGAAAGCCCATCAAGCAAGCTGTCGCTGCGGCAAAACAGACCCAGCGCACAGCAGCTAAAAAAGGAAAATAAAAATGATTAAGCGCCCTTCAACACAACCTGTTGGCGCTAAATTGAAAGACACACCCAAGGTGCAAAAGAAGGTGTCTTCAGTCGGCGTAAATCGCATCGCCAATCTGGGTGATTATGCGCACCCACCCAAGAGTAAAAAGAAGAAAACCTGATGCCTCGAGTCTATAAGAAAAAAGAGGACGCTAAACGGGAAAAGGTAACAGTCCCCGTGTCCTCTACTTTTTTAGATCGGCTTAAGAGTTATGCAGAAACTGTAAAACTCTCACATACCGAAGCGGCGCGACGTTTCATCGAAGTTGGCTTAGATCAGGAGAAGCCGAATGATAAGCATGGATAACATGATCGAGCGATGCGCAGGTGTTGTGAGTAAATGGTCAGAGCGTGCTATTACGCATGAAACTGTTAATGATTTTGCAGCTGTGTTCGGTATGGAGCTGAATTGGAATTTAGCGCCAGTTGAGATCGAAACGCCCAAGGAGCCGCAAGATCCGCAACAATATGATATTTTTACCGAGTTATCGGGTGAGGATAAATACGCCATGAAAAGCTGGCGTGAAAACTCTGGTTTATTATGACGGTAAAATCATCGAAATGGCTCAAACTGTTTCAAGACTTTATCGCGGATATTCGTATCTCGTCGAAGGAATCAACGTCGCAAGATGAACGTGGCGCGAAGCTGGAGCTGTGGGAGAGCCAGCGGCGTTTTATTCAAGAAGTCGGCTCTGGCCTCGATAATGACATCCATAAGTTTTATTGTTTAAAATCGCGCCAGCTTGGTGTGACGACTGTGTCATTGGCGATCGATGTGTTCTGGATGGCGCTGCACCCCAACATCATCGGTTGCCTTGTGACAGATACGGAGAAAAACCGTGAAGCGAACAGAATGCTGCTCGAGAAATATGTTGAGTCGTTTCCCGAAGGGTACTTTGGGGATACGTTCAAGATTGTACGATCCAATCGCCAGATGCTGCAGTTCTCAAATGGCGCACGACTTGACTTGCTCGTCGCAGGGACGAAAGACAAAGGGACGTCATGGGGCGAAGGTGTTGGGTACGCCTTCGGTCATTTGACGGAGGTTGCGGCGTATGGGTCGGCAGAGGGTTTGAAATCTCTAGAAGAAGGTTTCGCTCAGACCAATCCAAATCGTTTGTTTATTTATGAGTCCACAGCAAAAGGTTTTAACCATTGGCGCACACGCTATGTCGATGGTCTTAATGATCCGCTGACGGCACGCTCGTTCTTTGTTGGATGGTGGGCTGGCGACACGAATAAGATTGCCCGTAAAGATCCGCGGTTCCTACAGCATGGTCTTCATCCCCCTGAGTTTGAAGAACGCGAGATGATCGATGCGGTCAAAGAGTTTTATGGTCACAAGATCAGCGCCGAGCAATTAGCGTGGATAAGATGGAAGACAGAGACCGCAGGTGCCGAGCAGACCTTGCTCGATCAGAACCAGCCATGGACGGCAGAACAAGCCTTCGTGCAAACAGGTTACTCGTTCTTTCAGACCCGTGTCATTACAGCTGATATTAAGAAAATTGAAGAAGATAATGTACGCTACAGAGCCTATCGTTATGAGGTTGATGGCGACTTCTTTAATTTCAGAATGTATGAGTTAAAGCCCGGCGTTGACTCACCTGATGATATTGAATTGAAGGTGTGGGAAGAGCCTGTTGAAGGTGGCAAATATGTTATCGGAATGGACCCGGCGTATGGCCGAAACGACCACAAAGATCATCATGTCATTTCCGTATGGAGATGTTATGCTGATCGAGTTGTACAAGTTGCGGAATATTGTACAGCGGATGTGGAAGCAAAGCACGCGGCTTGGGTTCTTTTTCATTTGTCATCTGCTTATGTGGATTGCTTGGTGAACCCTGAGATCGGCGGCCCCGGCGCGTTGGTGCTTGGAGAGTTCGATCATTTACGCCAGTTACTATCACTTGAGAGTAATGCCGAACGTGTGAAAGCGCGTGGGTGGGAAGACGCTGCCGCGCACGCTCGCATGTATCTATACAAACGACCGGACTCAATGGGCGCAGGTTATGTGCTGGGCTTTGCAACGAACTGGTCGACAAAATCTGTGCTGATGCACCAGCTGCGTGGATGCTATGTGTCGCGTGAGCTTGAGATCAAATCGAAAGCCCTGTTGCACGAGATGTCGTTGGTTGTTGTTGAAGACGGCAATATCGGTGCACCTGAATCACGCGATGAAAATTGTAAGGACGACCGCGTTTTTGCGATGGCCTTTGCGGTGCGTGCATGGAAAGACTGGACGCAGAAAGATCTGATGGCGCAGGGGTTGACCTATGAAGCGGTCTCATCTGCGCAACGCGGCGAGAAACCAACTGTCGCAACAACAGTTAATCGTATCGTTTTTAATTATTTAAAGACGATGCAAGAGCAAGCCGACAACGAAGAGGAGCCCGCAACATGGCAGACGGAGTACGGACTGTGAGACGCTCAGACGTTCGCTTTAAAGCAAAAGAAGATGTGATCGATGCGCCAGTCTCTGATCTTATGGAGGCTGACCCAGTTGAAGATAATTCGCTGAAATTTGATCCACTTCCAGAAGTCAATTCCGCTTTTCCTTATGATGGGCAGCCCGTGTGGTTGACTATGAACGGAACAACAATGGTGCCTGCCACATGGCGCATCACACGCGCTTATGACGCGGCTAATGTGAAGTGGGTTTATAATGCTTATTGGGCGCGTCACAATGCCGGCGGTCAAAAAATAGATTTTGAACCTATTGGCTACAGAAAGATGGAAGAGTAAGATGACCGTGACATTGGGGATCGACATGAATAAGTCGGACAA